GTTGTCGACCAGGTAGTCGTCCGGATGCAGGATCTGGCGCACGCCGGCGGCGTCGTAGAACTTGATGTGCTCGACGGCCACGATCGGCGGATGCTCGAGCCGGAAAGCCGGCGGGAAAGCGTCGAGCGTCAGCCGGTAGGTCTGCTGCACCAGCGCGCGGCCCGTCTCGTGCTCGGCGTCGCGCGTGTGCTGACCGATGACCTGGCGCAGCTCGACGTCAGCTTCGGGCCCGTCCAGCCGCGCCGACAAGCGCGCAGCTTCCAGCGACACTGCCAGCGCCGCTGGCGGGGTGATCAATCGCAGGCTCATCGAATGGTTCCTTGTGTTGCCGGTGGTCGGCCGGCGCCATGTGGCGTGCCAGGCGCTGCCGGCGCGCGCGCGTACTCGACAGCGGCCTCTTCCTGCTGTTTCAGCAGCTCGGTGTTCGGCACGCTCGGCAGTTGCGATGCATCGATCATCAGTTGTCCACCCTGTTGAATTGAATGGTTCGGTAGAACCGCTCGCTGTTGGCGCAGTCGATGCGCAGGTCGCAGTAATTGACGCCGGCCGGCAAGGTGTCCATGCCGCCCAGCTTCACCAGGATCAACGACCCCTGGATCACCGCCGGCACCAGCACGCTCACGCCCACTGGCTGCGCCAGAACCGCGCTGGCAGAGGTGTTGCTGTCTGCCAGGTCGTTGCTGATGTCGGCCACGAAATAGCTCTCGTCGTCCGCGTCCTTCTCCAGCGACCACGAGCCGACCTGCTGCTTGAACCAGATCGTGCGGTCGAACCGCTCCCCGTTCGCGCACGTGACCCGGAACGTGCAGAAGTTGACGGCGCCGGTCGCTGCGTTGAACCCGCCCAGCTTCACCGGGATCAGCTTGCCCTGGATGACGGGCTGCTGAAGCACTGTCACGCCAGCGACGATCGCCTCGACCGAAACGGCCGTGGTGCCGCGCTCGGCCAGGTCGATCGTGAGGTTTGCCACCCAGTAGCGCTCGTCGAGCGGGTGCTTTTCGCTCCACCACTTGCCTGCTTCGAGGTACGGAGCGTTTGGCGTGCGTGCGCCCGGCACGCTGCCGAACGCCACCACGCGGGTACCGCCCGGGAATGCGACGCGGCGCGATTCGGCGACCGTCGAGGCGAGAACTACGTCCTGTGACGGCTGCGGCTCGGCAGTTGCGAGCGAAGTCTCGACATGCATCGGCAGCGGCACGGCGCCATTGTCCATGATCGGCGCGGTGCTCGCGGGGGCACCACCTGCAAGCACCTTCGTGACAACCGGCGCGACCAGTGGCCGATTGCACGTAACGCGATAGCGTGTAGCGCTCACGCGGGCGGTTGATACGATGGTCGGCGTGCCGCTGGCGTCGCTCACGGTGATGCCGGTGCCGCCGGTTGCCGGCGTCATATCCGAACCGTTGCGGTGCGTTACATCAATGAACACGTCAGCGCCGCTGAACGTGAACGCCGACGCCGCTGGGCCGCGCATGTGCACGCCGTCGCCGTACAACCTGCGCGCCCACACGCTACCAATCCGGCTGGTCAGTCCCTGAAATCCAACGGCGGTCATGTGGATGCCGTCGCTGCTCAGTGGAAAGTCGAGCACTTGAACATGGCTCACGCCGGCCAGGTTGCCGGCGGCATTTTCGGCCATACGCACAGCGTCGGAACGGCGTGCAAAATCGCCGTAGGTGCCGCTGTAGCTCGTGCGCCGGTTGTAACCACCGATCATCATCGGCAAGGATGCTTGACCGGTTAAGTTTCGGATCCGGAGAAACAGTTCTTGCAGGTTGGCCAAGTGCGACGCGGCATCTACTACGAGCTGGTTTGCCGCATCATTGGAACCTACCGATACGACTGCACCGGCCAGCTTCGCCCCGGTAGCCGTGATGTAGCTGGAAAGCTTCGACCATACCCCACTTGAGGTGTTGAGCCAGTCACCAGCAAGTGTTGTGCCACCGACGCCGCAATGCAAGAATCCAATTGGAATTCCAGCCGCTTCTGCTAGCGCGTTTGCCGTGAGGATGGCGGAACCAGTGCCAGTAAATTTGGCCCACGAACCGGCGTACACACGGACATCGGAGCGAGGGGTGAACCCTGTTCCAGACAGCGAAGTAAAGCAGCCCTCAGGGGTGCTGGATCCAGTCCACGCGAACAGGTCGCCTACGCCGAATGTGTTTGAGGAAATTGCGGACACGGCCAAAACCGTCGCGCCACTTTTTGAGCGTACCGCCAGTTTATACATGCCACCAGCAGGGATCGCCGGGGCCGCCGACCAGGCGTTCGCACCGATCGTGGCGGTCATCGCCGTCCACGGTTTCACGACAGTTGCGCCGTCTTCCGCGTAGAGCTGGTATTCAAAGCTTGTAGGTACTGTGCCGCTGTTTGCACCCGAGATTGAAACTGCTGCTGTGCTACCGATGCGCTGATAGATACGCTCAGCAGTCGGTGCGACGAGCGTTACTTCACTGACTGTAGGCTCGACCGGAGTTGCGCCGTAGCCGAACGCCGGTTGCACAGCGCTGGTCGTCGGCGTGCCGGACTTTGTAAACACATTGGCCGCTGGGCCGCGATCCGTAATGTCATCAACTGTGTCAAGCCGAACATACCAATTAACAGTTTTGCCGAGTTGCGCGATGATGTCTTCGCCAAACGCATACCGCGCCTTTTCCAGCGAAGTCAGTACGCCGGCCATTGTGAACACACGACCTATCGACTGGTCAGACAGGCGCGCGGTGCTCTTGTCGGAGCGACTGCCAATGTACATTCCAGCGGTACTGTTGTACGACAAAGCGCTGCTCAGTGCGGCGGTCGTGTCGGCCTGCATCGCAGAACCATTGACAGGGGCATTTGCAAGGATCGGGAACCGCTGCAGGCTCAGGACTGAACCTGCACGTTCAACAAAGTACGCCCAGATTTCACCCGCCACCAGTGGGACCGTGCCCGCCAGCGTAGGATTGTTTGTATCGGTGTTGGTCCCGCTCCAAATCTTTATGCGGCCGTTAGCAGGTTCATAGGTGATATTAAAAGAGCCGGCCGCCCCGAAAGCGCCATTCGACAGCAGGTATTGAGGCTCCCCGGTAACTGCACCGTCGACACCCAAGATAAAACCGATGGTGAAATCACCAGCTGGGATGGTAAAGCTGTCGTGATCAGGTGCCGAGAAATACTGGTTGCCGGATGCGCGTGCGGTTTTGACGGTCATGCGGATTCGGCCTTTTTATCCAGTTCGATGGTTTTCATTCGCCCGCGGCGCTCGTACATCACCGTGGTGACGCCGAGTTCGCGGAGCATGTTCAATGCGGCCGTGTGGGTTGCGCGGTCGATCTTGCCGACGGCGCCGTGCACATACACGGTGCTGCTTGTCAGGTGGGTGACCGTGATGATCCCGTCGTACGCGCGGCGCGCTTCGTAGCCGCCCGGCGCGGAGTACGCGCGAATGGTCGAGACCTCGGGGGTCATGTGCAGGTGGGTCATCAGGATCGCCCGGTTGGCTGCGATTACTTCTTGGCGCGCGGCGACTTGGCCGGCTCACCGTCGGTTGCCGATTCGACATCGTCGAAGGCGCCCAGCTCGGCGGCTGCAGCTTCCAGCTCGGGCGGGCACTCGTCGCCAGGCTGATACTGGACAGGGTAGATCTCGCCGTCCGGGACGCCGAGGAATGGTTTTACCAGTTGCATTGGGATTCTCCGGTAGAAAGGCCCCGCTCCCGCCGGGCCTTTTCGATTCAGTCGACGTTAGACGGCAGCGCCGATTTTCATGAACTTCATGCACTGCGGATCTTCAAGTCCACCGCCGACGCGCTTGGTCGTGTAGAAGGACACGAACGGCTTGTTGGTGTACGGATCCCGCAGGACGCGGACGCCGACACGGTCCAGAATCTTGTATGCCCGCTTGAAATCGCCGAAGGCGATAGGCAGAGCATTCGCTGCGACGCCGGGCATATCTGGAATGTCGGTGATCGAGTAACCGCCCAGCGTCGAAGGCTGGCCCGCCTGGAGCGACGGCTGCCAGAGGTAGTTATTGTCGGCGTCCTTCAGCTTACGGATAGCCAGCATCGTGTTCCGGTTCATGGCGAACCGGGCATTGCCGGTGAAAGTTTCCGGCAACGCGTAGATCAGGTTCAGAATCGCATCGCCAGTAATGGCGCCCGCAGCACCCGACAGAATCGTTTCGATGCCGCCCAGGGGGTGCAGGTTGGCGCCGCCAACAGCATACGTCAGCAGGCCACGGGGCTTCTTGACAGCGTCGCCCGAAACAAACGCCTTGCCTTCCTGGTACGCGAATTCAACGTCCACTTCGCCCGCGAGCCATGATTCGAGGTTGATCTCGCTGTCGTCCAGCATCTGCTGGGTTGCGGACGGATTTGCGTAAATTTCGCCCCAGCTGTAGGCCTGCTGCGCCAGCTTCGGGGTGGCAGTTTCAGGCCGCGCATCGGTCTCGCCGACCCAGCCCGACGTGGTGCCCCGCAGGTTTACCAGCTTTTTGTAGCCGTCACCACCGACTTTCTGGACCGAGCAGAGCGAGCGCATCGGCGACACGATGATCAGCTTGTCGGTGATGGTGCGATCCCACTCGACTGGCGAGGTGTAGCCACCGTCCTCGGCTGCACCCTTGTTCAGTGCGGCCTGCACGTCACCGCGGCGCATGTGTGCTTGGAACGAGTCGCTGTATTCCTTGTCTTTCACCGGACGGGCGCCGGTGTGGCCCATCTCGACGGCCGCCATTTTCGTATTCGCAGCGTCGATTGCGGCCTGGAGGTCGGCGATGTTGGCGTTGATCTGGTCGACCTTCAGCGCTTGGAAGGAGTCCGCCTGCCCCTTTTTGATTTCATCGAGCTGCTTGGTGTGCTCGGTCTTGAACGTGGCGAATGCATTGTTCAGGGCTTCGACAGTCGCTTTCACGTCGATGTCTGCGCGTACGCTGACGATGCCGCGGATAACTTCAGCTTGGGCGGCTGCGGCCATGCCAGTTACCAGGGCGGAGGCGATCATCATGAACGCCATGGATTGCTTTTTCATTGGGTACCTTTCAGGTTATTCAGGAGGTTTTGCAGGGATGCTGCGATTTCAGGACCAGCGCTCGGCGTGGTCGGATTTTCAGCA